AAAAGAGTGTTGGTATATGGCTAAAGAAAGTAACTTTCAAGAACCGCAAGAAGAACAATACTACAACGAAACATATGAAAGCAATACTTGAATTTAACCTACCCGAAGACGAAGTAGAATACTACTGCGCAAATAAAGGAACGGCTATGTTAAACGTACTTTGGGAACTCCGTGATGAACTACGCAAGATGTACAAGTACGAAGAACTAAACGAAGACGAATGGAAAATAGTTGAGCGAATGCGGGATTTTCTAAACGATAGCTTAAACAACCACGAAATAAACTTAAATAAATAACAAATGGAAACAAAAAACAACACGGGAGCAATTTTTAAGAACGATAAAAAACAAGGTAATCAACCAGACTACCGAGGTAAAGTAAATGTAAACGGAAAAGAAATGGAGATAGCGTTATGGTTGAAGGAATCCAGTAAAGGAACGAAGTATTTTTCGTGTTCATTTAGCGAACCATACGTGAATGAAACACCAAAACAAGTACACACACAAATAATAGACGAAGACGATTTACCCTTTTGATTATGTTTATAGATGATAACTCCTTACGCAAGGAACTGAAGCAAATACTTCTTACCAAAACACGAAACCAAGTAGTTAAGGAAATAAAGCAACGAGGTTTAAAGATGCACCAATACACAATAGACCGATTTTTATCAGGCGCATTGGTAAGCATCAAAACACTACGAACACTTGACGAATACGTTTACCGAGTAAGTAAAGGAATCTAACATTAAGCCGACTTTCGTGGTCGGTTTTTTTGTTTTTTGTTGTGATTAGAAATTAATCATTATATTTGACTACAAAATGAACAATGGAATGGCTTAACATCGTAGTGAAAGACCACAAAGAATGGGTTAAACTGGTCAAAAGTTTTGGCGAGGATTTCTTCGCTGAAGACATCGTGCAAGAATCCTACCTACGATTACATAAGTATTGCAAACCTGAAAATATTATTCAAGATGGTCAAGTCAATAAAGGTTTTATGTATTTTGTTTTACGCAATCTTTACCTATTACACGTTAAGGCTGAAAAGAAGAACGAAATGGTAAACCTTGACAACTTACCCTTACTAAAAGACGAACCAACCAACCTAACTAAAGAAGAAGCCTATACACGATTGCTCAGTAAAATACACGAAGAAGTAGATTCGTGGCATTGGTACGATAAACAACTTTTCACGATATACAAAGACACGGATTTAAGTATTAGAGACATCGCAAAGGAAACTACAATCAGTTCCAGTTCAATCTTCAATACCTTAAAGAACTGCAAAAGCAAAGTAAGGAATAAGTTTAAGGAAGATTATGAGGACTACAAAAACACGGATTACGAATTAATTAAATAAAATAAATATGGCACGAAGAAAAAAACAAGCCGAAGGTTTAGGAGACACGGTAGAGCAAGTTTTAGAAGCTACAGGAATCGCAAAGGTAGCTAAATGGGTATTAGGCGAAGATTGCGGATGCGAAGAACGTAAACAAAAGTTAAATGACCTTTGGAGATACAAACGACCTGAATGCCTAACGGAAGACGAATACAAATATTTAGACGGATTCTTTGCACAGGGTAGAAATTCAGTTTCTCCAAGCGAACAACGAGAACTACTTAAAATCTACAATCGAATAATGCACGAAAAAATGCAACCTACAAGTTGCGGTTCGTGTTTACGGGAAGTAGTTAATAAATTGAATAAGTTATACGCAATCTATAAAGAAGAACAAGATGCCGATACCACAACCAACGAGTAACGAAAGTGAAAAGGAATTTATCCAGCGTTGTATGGATGATTCTAAAATGAAGGACGAATACGATATAGACCAACGCTACGCAGTTTGTCAAGATGCGTTTAAAACCAAGTTAGCCGGCGAAAAGATTTCATTCGATTTTGACGGAACTTTAAGTACGAAACGAGGTTACGAAAAGGCGAAGCAACTAATAAGCGAAGGAGCAGAAGTTTACATCATCTCAGCAAGGCAAAATAAAGACGGAATGTTAGCTAAAGCAAACGAGTTAGATATACCAGTAGGAAGGGTTTACGCTATGGGTAGCAACGAAGCTAAAATTGAAAAGGTAAAGGAACTTGGAATAGTAACACACTACGATAACAACGTTGATGTCGTACGAGCATTAAGAGGAATAGGCGCAATAATATGAAAATAGAAAAAGTAAAGTTATCGGAAATTAAACCGAACCCGAAAAACCCAAGACTAATTAAAGACGAAAAGTTTAAAAAATTAGTTCAATCAATTAAGGACTTTCCGCAAATGTTGGAACTTCGTCCCATTGTAGTTGATGAGAATAACATTATATTAGGTGGAAATATGCGTTTTAAGGCACTTAAAGAAGCAGGACATACCGAAGTGTCAATAGTTAGAGCGAACGACCTTACAAGCGAACAAAAAGACGAATTTATTGTAAAAGATAACGTAGGATTCGGGGAATGGGATTGGGATAGTTTAGCAAACGAATGGGATGTTGATAAACTTGAGGAATGGGGTTTAGATATTCCTATATTTGATAGTAATATAAATGATATTGAACAAATTGATGAATTTAATGAGTCAGTAAATTTTACAATTAAATGTGAATCTATTGAACAACTAGAGGAATTACAAACTAAATTAAATTGCTCTTCTAATAAATTAAAATATGAAGACTTTTTAATTAAAGTTGCATTATGAGAATAGCATTATTAGATATTAAGGTAGGCACTAAGATAGGAAGTAATTTTACTGCCGTAAATATGCGTAATATGATATTGCTACAAAAAGAATTAGGAGCTGACTTTTATTATTCAACAGACCAGTTAATTAATAATAATAAGGAATATGATATATTTATATTTGGGTTTGCATCTATTAATGGCGAAATAGAAAAACAATTTGAATTTGTAAAAAAATCACCAAATTCAAAAATATTTAGATTAGTTGGAGAATATGAGCAAAGTGGACATCCTCCGCTTTATTATGTATTGACAAGATTAAATAAAATGCACCACGTAATAAGCAATGTAGATGAAAATTTTAATAGTTATGGAAAGTATAAATCAGGACAATCATTTCTAAATTTAAACTTACTTGTGGTAAAACAATCAAATCAATTAATAGAAAAAAAATACGATTGTATTTATTATGGTAGATGGAGAGAAGATAGAAAGGAGTATTTTAAAAAGTATATCCAAGATGGAATATATTTAAGTACCTCCATAAAGAATATGAAAAAATTTAAACATAATAATTGCAATCCTAAATATTTAGATACAATTAGTTGGGAAGATAAAAAGGAAACATTAAACTTTTTTAGATACTCATTATACATTGAGGATAAATATACACATAAAGTATTTAATAACTTAGCTAATCGTTGGTATGAAGCTGGATTTTGTAATAATGTTGTTTTTTTTGATGTGAATTGCTGGAACACAATACGAAAATCGGAAATAGCATCTTTTGAAAACCAAATAAAAGATTACATAGTTACAAGTTATGAAGATTTACAAGATAAAATTAAATATTGTAACCAAGATTTTGAACGACATTTATCAATTCAAAAAGGATGGAGAATTGGAGAGATGCATCATAAATATCAGATGATTAATCAATTAAAAAAAATAATTGGATTAACAGAGTAAAACACCGAAATTACACCGATATGAACAAAGAAGATAATTTAAAACCCGCTTGGAGCAAAGGAGAAAGCGGAAACCCTGCGGGAAGACCAAAAGGAAGTAAGAACCGAAGCACAATCGCGCGCCGTTGGTTAGAAGTTAATCAATCATTAAAAAACCCAATTACCGGCGAGAACGAAACAATGAGCCAAGAAGACTTAATGACCTTGGCGCTAATTAAAAAAGCACGTGAAGGCGATGTAAACGCGTACAAAGCGTTAATGGATAGCGGTTATGGTGCGCCCGTTCAGCAAATCGAACAAACGAATATAGAAATTCCACTTTTTCCTGATGTTCAAGAGGACAACCGCAACGAATAAGGTACTCGGATTAAAGAACCGCGTTAAGATTATTCAGGGTGGCACGAGTGCTTCCAAGACGTATTCAATTTTGGCGGTGCTAATTAATAAGGCGCTATTAATACACGGAATCGAAATAAGCGTAGTTGCCGAAACTATACCACATTTAAGGCGTGGCGCGTTAAAGGATTTCCTGAAAATAATGAAGTGGACGGGTAGGTATATTGAAGATAGGTTCAACAAATCTTTACTTCGTTATGAGTTTGCCAACGGAAGCGTAATAGAGTTTTTTTCCGCAGACGATTCAAGCAAGTTGCGTGGTGCAAGGCGCGACATACTTTACATAAACGAATGTAACAACGTAACCTTTGACGCTTACAACGAATTGGCTATAAGAACACGAAAGGAAGTTTATTTGGACTTTAACCCTGCAAATGAATTTTGGGTACATACGGAACTAAAAGACGAACCCGATTCGGACTTCCTGATTCTTACTTACAAGGACAACGAAGCGTTAGACAAAAGCATAGTAGAGCAAATAGAAAAGAACCGCGACAAAGCAAATACAAGTTCTTATTGGGCGAATTGGTGGAAGGTTTACGGAGAAGGTCAACTTGGAATGCTCGAAGGAGTAGTTTTCAGTAATTGGAAACAAATCGACACGATACCTAAAGAAGCTAAGTTGTTAGGAATAGGACTTGACTTTGGTTATACCAATGACCCGACTGCGATAATAGAAATATACAATTACAACGGACAACGAATAGTAAACGAGTTAGCATACCAAACAGGGTTATTAAATAGCGACATCGCAAAACTGCTACCGAAAAACGTGGTGGTGTACGCTGATTCTTCCGAACCTAAATCAATAGACGAAATTAAACGCTACGGAATAACGATTAAAGGAGTAACCAAAGGTAAGGATTCGATAAACTACGGAATAGATGTTATTCAGCGCAACGAATACTTAGTTACTTCGAATAGCAGTAATTTAATTAAAGAACTACGTTCATATGTTTGGGATACCGACAAACAAGGCAAACGATTAAACAAACCTATCAATTTTAATAACCACGCTATTGATGCGTTCAGGTATCACGAAATGGAAACGCTTGGGATAGGTTCAAACTACGGAAACTATGCAATACGATAAAACCAACGATATGCAAGTAATGATTACTCGAGTTGAGCAATACATTCACGAGCGTACCGGAAAACGAGTTAGAATAGTGTTCAATAATATGGCACGTTTTACCGCTCACTTTGAAATGCTTATTCACGCACACGAATACGTTGTGAATTACAAAAAAACGAATAAATAGTTTATAAGTTATGAAGTTAGACATCACCGTTCCAAGTTCAATTAGCGAAATACCTTTGGTCAACTACCAAAAGTTCCTGAAGTTACAGGAATCGTCAAACGACCAAGAATTTATAGCGCAGAAAATGATTGAAATCTTTTGCGGAATAGAACTAAAGGATATTGTCAAAATCAAATTGTCAAGCATAAACGAACTAATACAACACTTCACGAAAATCTTTGACGAAAAGCCAAAGTTCAAACCAACATTTAAAATCGGAGACATTGAGTTCGGGTTTATTCCTGACTTAGAAAATATTACTTTCGGTGAATACGTGGATTTAGATAACTACCTTTCAAAGTGGGATACATTCCACAAAGCTATGGCAGTGATGTACCGACCAATCACGTTAAAAAAAGACGAAAAATATAACATTATGGAATATACTGGAGCAAGTGAATTTAGCGACTTAATGTTGTACGCACCGATGGACGTAGCTATTTCCGCTTCGCTTTTTTTTTGGACTTTAGGAAACGAGTTGTTAAGCGCTACCCTAAACTATTTGGAGAGCGAACTAACAAAGATGAACA